GCCGCCTTCGCGAGCGCCTTCGTCTCGGCGTGGACCGCCCGCGGGACGGCCGGCTTATCGACGGCCGACACTTCAAGAATCCGCGCCTCCGTGATTTCGCGGGCGGCGATGTCGTCCCGCGTGAGGTCGGCCTCGTCGAGTTCGGCCTGGACGGCGTCGGGGATCGTCACGTCGTCGGGGAGCGTCCCCGGTTCGTGGATCGCGCCCTTGGCCGTCCCGCCGATCGAGTTGCCGCCGAGGATGCCATCGCGAACGAGTTGCCAGAGTTCCTCGCCCGTATATCGATATGCCTGAATCCAGGTCCCCGCCGGGAAGGTCTTCGTGCCGATCGTCTCCGGGTCGTCGAGGACGCGACTCTCGACGAGTTCGATTTCGTCGTCCGGGAAGGCGACGTGCATCACCCCCGGGAGGGCGTCGCCGTCCTCGAATCGCGTCTCGAACGCCGCGGCGGCGTCGCGAATCGTCTCCTCGCGGATGAAATCGCCAGCGTGGTCCAATTCATCAGGAACGAGGACCGCTCCCCGGGCGATCTGTTCGGTGTCGTCTTTTTCGACGAGTTCCACTCGCTTCTCGAAGTGGCCGTCGGGCGATGCAGCTTCAGGCGTGGTTTGGATGCTCATAGTCACGGTATGGATGTGTCCGGCTACTGTGTCTCACTACTGGTCAGTCGTTGACCAAGCCGCACGGCTCGCCTCGGTTGTTCGTCGCTGGACAGCCTTCGTTGCTCATGGAGGGTTCGTTTGCGGTCGCGTCACCCACTCGCCCGCGTCGGTAGGCTCGTGGGGCAGGCGGCGGTGCCAGCGTCGGAGTCGGGGTCGGAGAGGGGGTTTGGTATGGCAAACGACACGTTATTTAGATTCGGAAACTACCGGTCGTCCACGAAATCTCCGACAGTAGCATCCTTGATGACCGTTGGGCCTATCTCAGCACGTTACGCCGGCGTGCCCTGCTCGATGTCGCCGGTCGCCCATTCGCCGAGAAACCGGAAGCCGGTGCTGAGGTTAGTCGACAGTGACAGGCTGAGGATGTGGTCAACGGCCACGGGGTCAAGTTCGGTCGGGTAGTCCGACCACGATCCACTGAAGGGACGGTCCTCGGTGACGAGGGCGCCGTCGGGGTCATAGAGGTCGACCGTTTCGCCATCGGGGTCGAAATACCACGTCATCAGAACTCAGCCCCCGTAATCAGTGTTGCATTGCGCATCTCTCCCGTTCCGCCACTAACTTTTAGTTTCACGGTTCTGAGCTCCCCTGGACCCCAACCGCGCCCAATTGTTGTTAACTCAGTCCATCCCGAGTCGGCGTAGGTCGTTCCACCAACATCAGACTGTATCTCTAACTCACTAAGATCATCTTCTCCACTGGCATCAAGTCCGGTTGGTATTGATGAGATAGTCTCGCCGCTGTACACATCAAATCGGGCCATGTAGCGGCCTTTTGGTGTCGCTCCAGTTGGAACACCTCCGAATTGAATTATCCCCATGTGAAATCGTGTGCTTGTATAAGATGTGCTTGTGGTTGATTCCGCGTTAGCTTGCAGTTGGCCAACAACCGAGCTTATCCAGACAGACCCATCAGCAATTTTCCCGCTGCTGATAGTTGCTTCGTCTGTCGTGACCGATCCCGTCCGCCAGTCCTGCAAGTGCTTATCTGCGTCCCCCGGCTGGCGATGCTTGTCGGCGGTCATGTCAGAAGTCCTCCACGGCGCGGAGTTCGACCGACCCGGTCGACGGCGACGACTGTGGGGTCACCGAAACCCGCACCCACGGCCAGTTTTCGGTCAGCAGCGTCGACTCGACCTGCGTGGTCGCATCGCCCGCCGCGACGAGTTCCGTCTCGCCGTCGGGGTCGCCGCTGCCACCCCCGATCGGCAGCGCTTCGGGTTCGGCGAAGCTCGTCCCGTCGATGTCGTCGGTGCCGGCAAGCGCGATGTGGACGGCAGCGTCAAGCGTCGAGACGACCCGAAACAGCGTCGCCCTCGTCGTATCGTTCTGGTGGTAATTGGCCGTGACGGTACTCGTGTCTCGGGGAGTGAGTGTGCCGATTTGATCAGTCATTATTCATTTGGGTTCCGTATTACACGTCCCATACAGGTGCTACTCCGCAACGACACGAGATTATGTTCCCCGGCGACCCGCGCGGGTCGCCCGGCCACCAGAGCGCCTCGCCATCGACGGTGAACTTCGCGCCGACGAGGACGACCTGGCCGTCCGCCTCGCGGTGCGCCTCGCGGGTTCGGTGGTCGTCCTCGGCGAGCCACCGCTTGCCCGGCGCCCCCGCGTCACGGATTGAGGAGACAGCGCCCCGGCCAGCCGCGCCCGTGCCCGCTGTCCGGGCGATGCGCTCGGCCTCGTGCCCGGTCATCTCCGGGAAGATTTCTTCCTCGAGGATGCCCTCCGTCTCGGGAACCTTGGCGAAGGAGTGTTCCCAGATGATCTGGAGCTCGCGCGTTTCGAGTTCGTTGAATAGGTTTTTCTGCTGATAGAGCGGGTCACCGGGCGGGTCGTGCCAGTCTCGCGAGCTCATTCAATCATCTCTGTTGGCGCGGTCGACCACGCTGTACCCGAGGTCTGCGGCACGCTGGTCGCGCCGTGCCGACTGCACGTCCCCGCCCTCGCCGCCACCGGCGGACGGGCCACCCGACCCACCTGCCGGCCCGGTCTGTGAGAGTTCGGCGACCAGGAGGTTGCCCTCCGGCCCGCCGAGCGGGTCAAGGCCCACCTGTTCGCGAGCCTCGTCGACCGTCAGCACGCCGGCCGTTCCCTCAATACGGAGTTTGTCGATTTCGGCCTGTCGTTGCTCGTCCTCGCCGCCGACGAGGGTGAAGTCCAACGTCCATCCATCAACGCCATGCATCGTCTGGTGGATGGTTCGGTACAATCGCTCGGCGAACTTCTCCTGTTTCGGCTGAATGGTTTCTTTCGCGAACCGCCGACGCTGGGCCTTCGCGTTCGCGAAATTGATTTGCTCCGTGCGGTTGACCACCACCGGCGGGACGGCGTGGGCGGACAGAATACTGTGTTCGTTCTCCTTGCGATACTCGACGAAACTCGCATCCTCCTGCACGTCGACGGTCAGCGGTTCGATCCGAAGCGACACGTCGTGGACGTCCTCAAAACTCGATTTCGTCGCCTTGATGGCTTCGAGCAGGACCCCCTGATGGGCCCCGTCGGGTTCGCGGAGCGCCTTGGACTTCTCTTCAAGCTCCGTCCGCGCTCGCTCGGAGAGTTCCCCACCCTCGACGATGACCGCAAACCGGGGGACGCCGTCGTTCTCGAAAAATCGCCGATTGTAGCTCCGGGCGGCGACGTCGCCGGCGATCGTCTCCAGTGCCGGGATCACATCCGGCGTGCCGTAGTGTGGGGCGAGCGCCGAGTAGTTCCGGACGACCAGCAGTTCGTTGGCGGGCGTCTCGACGCCGGCGATGGAGTTGGCGACCGTGCCCTCATCGGTGTCGACGAAGGTCTGGTCGTCGCCGTAGCGGGCGCCCGACGGGGCGTAATACCCCTCGATCTGGTCCGCGTCGGGGTCGATCTGCACGTAGCCCGGCTCGTCGATCCGCACGCGAATCGTGTGCGCGGGGACGTGCGCCAGGCCCGTCGGCGCGGCGGTGTTGTCGTTGATGAGCACCTCGACGACACCCCACCCGATCGACTCGTAGTCATCCCAAGCCTGTTCGAGGACTTCGGCCGCCGTCGCGGGTTGCCGGTCCGGGCCCAGCTCGAACGTCGAGTCCGACCCAAACCAGAAATCCCGGACGGTGTCCCGCCCCGGCGGCTCGGTCTCGCTGTCCTCGTTGACGGCGTTGGGATGAGGAACGACGTCGAAGCCGTGGCCGGCGACACCCTGTGCCTTCGCGTCGACACAGCGGGCATGGGTTTCCGATCGCTCCTTGAGAAGGGCGAGGTGCTTGGGTAAATACGGCGGCTCGTACCAGCTCGGACGCGTGTGCGGGTCGTCCGTGTCGTGTTGCTGGGAGGTGACCGCCTTTTCCGTTTCGCGGTCGGTGAACTCTGCCTGCTGGATGGCCTGCCACGCGCCGCGGTCGGGGTCGTCACCGCCGAAGACGTGGACGCCTGGCCCGTCTGCCTCGTCAAGACTCATTTCGTCACCTTTGTGCTTGACTCTAGGTCGACGCACTCGCGATGCGCGCCCCGGTGCTTGGCAAACGGCGTTTCAAGCAGGTCACCACAGACCCGGCAATCAGGTTGGTGGTTTTTCATACGGGTTAGAAACTTCCGATGCCAGTCCCGGATGGCGGCTCGTACCCCGAGACGCTGTTCGCGAGGGCCAGCGCGTCGCAGTTATGGACCAGAATTCCGTTAGCGAAGTACTCGTGACAGCCGGCGACGGTTAGGTTGTATACCGTTCTGGCGTCACTGCCCGTGGCCGTAGCAGTACCTTCGTTTTGAGTGTTTGTAAACCTCGTACGCCGCTCCGCACCCGCCACACTCTCTGATCTCCTGATTCTCCTTTCGGTACTGCTTTTGTTGACACCTGTCAGAGCAAAACCGGGTGCGTTCTTGTCGATTGGTCCGGTAGGTGTCACC